GGGTGGCGAAATGTCTATCCAAATGAAAGCAGCGGGTGATATGTCTCCTACTGCTAACTTTGCAAATGGTTCTTATGGCAACTTAACGACAGATTACAGACAAGGTGTTTTAGAACATCCTGATAATACGATTTATTTAAGAAATATTATTCCATCCGGAACAACAGATGCAGCAACAATTACTTATCCTCAGGCCAATGGCGGGGAAGGAACGCCGGCTGTTTGGACTCCTGGAACAGCAAAGCCTCAATTTGATTTTGATTTTACTGCTAAAACGGTAAATGTTCAGTGGATTGCTGGTATTGTAAGGGTTCCTAGGGCTATGTTAGATGATGTTAAATTCTTAAGATCATATCTACAAGCTAACATGTTAAAAGCCTTGTTAAAGGCAGAAAACACCGAAATTCTTAATGGAGACGGAACCGGAAACCACCTATTGGGATTAATGCCACAAGCGACTGCTTATGATGGTGATTATACTGTAATGGTTGAGCAATTAGTAGATGCTGCGTACGGACAAATTAAAGATAAAGGCTTCGATGCTTCAAATATTGTTATGAACGCCCGTGATGCTGTAGGAATTGCATTAAATAAGGCGGCAGGATCTGGGGAGTATGATTTACCTCCGGGAACTGTAGGTTTTGTAAACGGAAGACTTACAATTGCAGGGCTTGATGTTGTAAGTGTAGGAAGCACTCAATTAGCAAGTGGAAACTGGCTTGCTGGAGATTTCTCAGCCGCACAATTAATTACAAGGTTGAATCCTGAAATCAGATTCTTTGAACAAAATAAAGATGATGTTGAAAAGAACATGGTTACTATAAGAATAGAAGAAAGAGTTGCTTTGGCTACTTATTTCCCTGATGCTTTTGTGAAAAACGCAGTCGAAGGAGGGGTATAGTTTTCTTAATTCATATTTTAGATTTTCCACGCTCTATTTCGGGCGTGGTTTTTATTTGAAATTAAACTGAAAATCATTATATTAGAGATATAACCAATATTAATTGTTATGGCAAAGATTAAAATTATTCAACCAACTTTTGACAAGGTTACGAATAAGAAATATGAGGTAGGAACTATTGTTGATCTTGGTGCTTCAAGAAATAAACGAGCTGTTGAAACTAATCAGGCGGTCTATTTGACAGAATCCGAAAAAAAGGAGACCGGAAATGTTGCTAAAAAAAAGGTAACAAAAGCCGGATCTCAAATTATTGAAACAAAAGACAATGGCAAATAATTATAATCATATTCTAACTCTTGAAGCGGCTAAACGTTATTTAAGGTTGGAACCCGACTTTACAGAAGACGATCCAGACGTAGAGCGAATGATTAATTCTGCTTTCGGTTATATTGAGAAACAAACTAATCACATTTTTAAGACACAAGACAAAACTTACCATAAGGATTATTCCGGAAATATTATTATTTACGATTATCCGATTAATACAAGCACATTTCCTGAGGAGATATTCCCGCTTTATTATTCTGGTTTTGTGAAGATTTGTGGATTAGATAGCATTGAATTAAATGTCGGTTATACTAGTGTTGAAGAAGCTCCATCCGAACTAATTGAATGTGCTTTGCAGATTATTAAGGTTTGGTATTATGAAGCTGAAAAGAATATAAATACGACTTTGCTTCCAGAGAACGTGAAACAGATAATTGATACCAACAGACGCTTTATATTATGTTAGCAAGGGAATACAACCGATTGATTGAAATTTGCAAACAGGAATATTTGCCGGATGGATATGGTGGTAATTTACCGACAGAAGTTTCGATAAAAAAAGTTTATGCAAAGATTAAAACAAACGCTGGAAATAAATTTCAACAATTTGGTATTTCAGATTTCAAAAATCCTGTTGTGTTTTCAATAAGAGGAAGGAAAAATGAAATAGTTTTTAATGAACACCATTTTGTAAAATATCAAGACAAGAAATTTTTTATTAAAGGAACTGAGAATAAAAGTCTTGAAGAAATGGAGTTAAATTTATTATGCGATGAGCTTTAGAGTTAGAGGGGTTCAAGCTACAATTAAAAAGCTACAGCGATTTGGTCAAGAAGGAGAAAACCGGGCCAAACAAATTACTGCAATAACAGCTAATGAAATAGCGACTAAAGCAGCTCAAAACTTGTCAGCATATAACGACGTTGACCACAATGGAACAATAGCCCAATCAATAAATGCAGTTCCTAAAAACAACGGTTTAACCTGGGGTATTTCCGTAAATCAAGTTCCGATGGCAGCATATATCGAATTTGGGACGGGTGTTTATGTTGACATTCCTCCGGGGTGGGAGCAAATAGCATGGAAATTCTATGTTAATGGATTAGGAAGGCTTACCCCACATCCTTATTTATATCCAGCTTTCAATGCCGGAAAGAGACAATACGAAGTAGATTTAAAAGATGCTTTAAACTCATTAACACGAAGATATAACCGCTAAATTTATTTGTGTTATTATTTCATAATTAGTTTTATTTCATTATATTAGAGATAATGAGGTATGATTAATGATGAGGAATCCGGATAAATACATTCGCAAATATTTTTATGACAAGTTAAACGGAATTAATGTTAATGGAAACATAATTCATGTTTATGATGTTAACGCACCGGTTAATGAAAAATTATTAATTATCCTTTCTACGCAATCCGGTTCTGATGATTGGGAAACAAAATGCTCAATAGACAAAAATCGTCAAATTACTTTAGATGTTATCACTCGATATGAAGGAACAGCGGGGAGCCGGGCCCTTCTTGATGATATTGTTGAAAAAGTCATTGACTTAACTCAAAAAATTACCATAGAAAATTTTACCGTGCAATACCACAATGTTTCATATCCAAGTGATATGACAATGAATGCTGGAACCGAAACAATACATAGAAAATTAATCAATTATTCAATAAAAATTAAATAAATGGCAGAAAAGAAGATTTTAGGTAAAAATGATATTCTTTTTATCTATGCAGCAATTAAAGATGATGAAGGAGCTAATGTTGCGGCAAATTATTTTCCCGTAGCTTGTCTTACTTCAAATGATATTTCGCATAGTCAAGCAATGACTGATGGCACTGTTACAAAATGTAATACCTCGCCTGATCCAACTTATGGAGCGTACTCTTATCAGATTACCTTTGAGGCGGAGAATATGGAAGATGACGGTCTAAAAGCAAGTTATTCGGCGGTGTATGATGCAATGAAACTTGCAAAAACAAGTGAGGGATATATTTATTTCAAAATTGAAACGACAATGTCAGATGATACAAAAAGAACAGAATTTGGCAAAGGTTACATCACTGAACTATCAAGAACATCACCAGCTGAAGGAGCTGAAACTTTTTCAGGAACTATCAGAGGAAGTGGCGAATTATCGGCAACAGATTTAAATGTATAACCAAATATAATTGAATATGAATTACGTAGAATTAAATTTAGGGGGAAAAAAAAGAGGAGCTAAGTTTGGAATAGGCTTTCTTAGAATGGCTACTGAAGGAAAAAAAATGTCATTAGATGAACTATTTAAACGATTAGAAACGAGCTCCCTTGATAACACATTCCTTGTACTTGATTTATTGTATTATTCTCTAAAATATAATTCAATGAGAAAAAAAGAGGAATTTGATTACGAGATTGATGATATTTCTGAATGGCTAGACGAACAGGGTGGGCTTAATGCTCCTGTAACACTAGAATTTTTAAACGCTTTACGAAAATCACTGATCGTAGAAGATGGAAATAATGAGGAGGGAAAGCCCAAGCCACAGAAGAAAGTGGCGAAATAACAGATTTTTCTTGGGATAGAGATGTTTATTCTGTTGCTCTTTACGAATTAAACATTTCCACGGAAGAAGATGTTGATGATATGACATGGCGAGAGTTTAGATTAAAACTTTGTGGATTCAGAAGGCAGGAAAAAGAAAATTGGAGCCGAACAAGATCGATTGCTTATATGAGTTATTTAGCAATCCCAGAAAAGGGGGCAAAAAAAACAATAGATCAATTTTGGCCGTTGAATGCAAAAAGTACCAAAGTAACAACTACTCAGAAAGAATTATTGTTACAAGCTCATAAAAAAGCAATGGAGGAGGCAAAAAAAATGAAGGTGTAGAATGAGTGATTTTACTATTGATTTAGGTTTAGATCCGTCAAATTTTCGTAGAGGATTAAATGATGCAGAAAGGGAATTAAGTGGTTTTGAACAAACTATTAATAGATTATCATCTGCTGGGCGGGCCTTTACTGATTTAGGTCAACAATTAACTATTGGATTAACAGTTCCAATTGTAGCTTTGGGGACCGCTGCAATAAATGCTTATGCTTCTATACAATCCCTAGAATTAGGCTTAGAATCAGTTGCTGGAAGCGCGTTTAAAGCTGGTCATGAAATGGAAGGCCTTAAAAATGTTGCGAAACTTCCGGGATTGGGTCTTCAAGAAGCCGTAAAAGGATCTATAAACCTTCAGGCAATAGGAATTCAGGCTGGAAAGGCGCAAAATATATTACAACAATTTGGAAATGCTATTGCTACTGTAGGAAAAGGGAGGGTAGAGTTTGACCGCGCTATTTATGGAATTACACAATTAGCAAACACAGAATTTCCACTTGGTGAAGACTTAAATATTATAGCTGATGCTTTACCACAAGTAAGAACCATTCTCAAAGATACATTTGGAAAAACACGTTCTGATGATCTTAGAGAAATGGGAGTTACTTCAAAACAATTGGTAGATACAATTATTACAGGTCTAGAAAAATTACCTAGAGTTAGTGGAGGAATAAAAAATTCATTTGAAAATCTAAAAGATGCTACTCAACAAAACTTAGCCAGAATAGGAGAGGCGATAGATAAGGCCTTCAATATTAGTGGGATTATAGATAAGTTTACTAGTCTAATTGATAATTTGATTACTAAGTTTGAAAATCTTAGTCCTCCTGCGCAGAAAACGATATTAGTTATTACGGGTCTAGCGGCAGCAACTGGCCCTGTGTTAGTGGGATTTGGGGCGATATTACTAATAATCCCATCTTTAGTAAGCGGATTTGCAGCTTTAAAAGAGGCCGTTCTTGCATTAAATGCGGTAATGCTTAGGAACCCTTATACCGCTATTGCTGTTGCTTTGCTGGCTATAGCGGCCGCCGTTGCTGTTTATTATGCGAGTATAGAAACTGCTTCTGATAGACAGGAAAGATGGCAACAATCATTGGCAAAATCAACAGCCCAGGCAAAACTTGAAGTTTCGGCTTTAGATGATCTGTACAGAAAATCACAAGATCAAAACGTATCACTAGAGCAAAGAAGGGCTGCTGTTGATAAAATGCAACAACTTTATCCGAATTATTTTAAAAATCTTTCAGACGAAGCTATTTTGGCTGGCCAGGCTGGGTCAGCTTATAGACAATTAAAAGATGATATAGTTAATGCTTCAAAGGCAAGAGCAGCAACAGAGGAGCTTGATAGAAGAAATATTAAGCGTCTAGAGGAAAGATTAAAAGTTGAAGAGCAGATTGCCACAAATCTTCAAACCATTAAAGATGCTCAGGATAAAGTTTACCAGACGGAAAATGGTGAAGTAATTGTTTCGGCAGATAAAATCCGCCAGGCTGCAAAAGCAAGAAATAAGGCAATTATTGATGGTTACATAGAAGATCTTAAAACTTATCAAAAAGAAGATGCAGCAATAGTCCGTCAAATTGAAAGAGGAACTGGAGCAATAGCAAAAGTTTACGGCGACGGAATAGATCAAATTGAAACATCAAGAGGAACAAGAAAAGGCACCGAAGCATGGTATAAAGAAGAAATTAAAAGACTTCAAGGTTTAAAAGATCAAGCGATTGTTGGATCTATTGAATGGAATTCATTAAATGCTAAAATAAAACAATATCAAGAATTATTAAATCCTAAAAATACAACCGAAAGACAGTTAGCTGAATTGATTCCTGAAGGCTCTATCGCAGAACTTAAACGTAGAGCTGAATTATTAAATAAAGCAATTGAATATTCAGTAAATGGAATTGTTAAGGTTAGAGGGGTTGATAAATTTGGGAAGGATGTCGACAAAAAAGGAAATCCTTATTACACAGGATTAGTTCTACCTATCGAAGAAGCTTATAATGAACTGGAGCGTTTAAAGATATTAATTGGGGAGTTAGATATTGAACCAGCTAAAATAAAATTTGAAAATGGGTTTTTTGACAGTATAGGAATTGAATACAAGTCATTAAATGATGTTTTAGCTAAAGAATCGGAAAGAACCAATATGATTCTCAATACCCAACTTCCAGTAATAATTTCAGAATCTGGAAAAAAAATAATTGAGGCAACCGCAGAGCTGAATAAAAATTTAAATGACATACTAGACAGGGGATTAGCAGACAGCATTACGGATGTCTTTTCTTCTATTGGTAAATCATTTTCTGATGGTACTAATGTTTTTAAATCTATTGGAAAATCTTTGCTTTCTTCATTTGGTGGGATACTTAGTGAATTAGGGAAGCAAATGATTCAGTATGGCGTAAGTTTAATTGCAATTAAAGCATCTTTAAAATCACTGAACCCTTACGTAGCCATAGCGGCAGGTATAGCATTGGTGGCGTTAGGTTCAGGGCTAACATCGTCAATTCAAAATCAATCAAACAGCATAGGGGGCTCGGGTGGCGTTTCAAGTTCGGCAGGAGCATCCACACCTTCATATTCTTCTGGCTATTCATCAGGAGGAGGATTGCAAGGGGGCGAATACGTTTTCAGGCTTTCGGGCCCTGATTTAATCGCAGTTTTTAATCGAAATGTTCAAGCAGGTGACCGTGTATCAGCGGGATAGTTATGATAGAAACTAAAATTGAAATAGATAAACCTTTTTTGTCTCTGCAATATGACATATCGCAGAATAAACTTTATGGGGATCATGAGTTTAAAGTAACATTAATTGATGTCGGTAGTGAACCTGATGAAACTAAAGCCGTTAGTCTAATAAATGATGACCCAAATTTCATAGTCGATCCGACTGAATTCAATATTGAATTTGACACTCCCCAAAACATAGCAATTAGATTGGCAGAAGGAGCATCTATTGAGGAAGGAAGTTATAATTTATCATTTAAAATTAATAGCGAGTTTGCTAAGGAAACAACATTAAACGCTTCTTTAGTGTCTTCTATTTCCGTGGTTTCAAAAAATTCAAATGAGTATAAATTAAAATATTTCATTGAACGTCCAGGATACAGACTTAACATTTATCAATTTGTTGATTCGGGCGTAGTTTTAATACCAATAGAGATTAATGGTACTGTTGATATATCTTACCAAGATAAAACGGATCTATATGAACCAATAATTGCATCAACTTTAAAGATGAGGCTGGAAGCATCTTTGGATTTGGATCTTCAAGATCTTTATTCTGAGGACGAAAAGACATTCAAGGTTGAGCTGGTTAAGGATTCTGAAACTAAGTTTTTAGGATTTATTCTACCTGATGGCATTTGGTCTGATTTCGTTTCTGATAGGTGGTTTTTAGATATAACGGCATCTGATGGGCTTTCGACTTTAAAAAACATTGCTTTTTCCAATGAGAATGGAGAAAACTTTTTTGGAAGGATGACTGCTATGAACATAATTAGTATTTGCCTTTCTAAAACTGGATTAAACCTTCCTATTATATCGAACTGTGAAATAATGTATATAAACATGTTTCCGACAACCTTTTATAGTGTTTTCTACAATATAAACCTTTCAGTAGAGCGATACTTTCAAAACGAGAAAGAACCAATGGATTGCGAAAATATTTTAAAATCCATAATGCAGGTCTTCAATTGTACTGTTCATCAACGAAAAGGCTGTTGGTATATTTATCGGGCTGTTGATCTTAAGTCACAGATGATTTTTTTCAAAAATAGTTATGGTTTTATTTTAGAACCGGTTTACGTTAATTTAGGGAAAACACTCGGCAGTCAAATTAATGATTTTGAGATATTCCATTGTAGTGAAAATCAAAAAATATCTATAGGGGCAAGCGTTCAGGCTTATCAGGTTTCCTATGAGTATGGGGAGTCAAAAAATATTCTCGCTAATGGTGGATTAATTTTAGAAGGCACAACTGGGTTTAATATACCCGGATGGATGGTACATAACACAGGTGACGGATCTGTTGGTAGAGGGGTTGTTAATGGCTACAGTTATGGAATTAGACATGCGGTAAGACCATTTAACCCTCAATATCCTTTATTATTAAATCTAAATCAGTCAATTGATGTTAAAGCCAATTCTGTAATAAAACTGAGAATTAAATTCCGAAACACCGGAATAAATTCACTTTACTTAAATTTTAAATGGGGAGTTCAGGGATCTTCGAGTACTGTATGGTATAAAATTGATGAAGGATTCGGACAGAACACGGATATTCAAGCTGTTAGAAATGCCATACCATATGGAAATTTAGGAAACAATGTCTTTCAGGGAGCAGGTGATGCTTATTTTGAAGCTGAAGCAATGACCCCAATAGATGGAAATATTATTATTGAAATCTTCAAAGAAACCGGAGGGCAACAAGGAGGATTGTTTGGGGTTTACAGCATCGATTGTTCAGCATCTGGAACTGGAAATATTAAATCAAAAGATTATACAGGAAGAAGAACCGGAAGAACATCTACCAATGTTAAATCCAATGTGACGGTTTACAATGGCGATTCAGGATCAGATTTATTTGTAGGAACAATTTATAAGGCAGATGCAGATACACCAACTGATAAATGGTCACGCTACTACTTCGATAATATTGGAAACATTGTTTCTTTTAACGAAAGCCTTGAGGTATTAGAAATTAATGCAGAGGACAATTTGAGAATATCACCAAGGCCTATGTACATATTTGAAGGTGATTTTAAAGGTTACATGGAGTACATGGAAGTGGTAAGTATTGATGGCTTAACAAACAAGAAATTTCAATTTATTAAATATTCATATTCATTTGATAATGATATTACAAAATGTGTATTAAAAGAATTTGAAACGACGGTAATGGATGATAGTGAATTCAACGTAAAAATTTACGAGAATTTCGGAAATGAAAGTAAAGTAACCTTAGTAACATAATCTATGAGTTTGCCAGTAATTAAAGGAAAAGAGAGTTTGTTTTACATCAAAAAAAATGATGTGTGGTTTCCGGTTGGATGCCTTACTTCTTCACCTTTATCTGAGGATATGGAAATGATAGGAACTACAACAAGGGATAATAATGGGTGGAAAACAGGATTTCCCACAAACCAAAGCTATACAATTGCTCTAAATGGACTCATGGTAATGGATGATGATGATTCAAACAATAACATTCTTTCATATCGCGAATTACGAAGGATGAAAAGGAATAAAGAATTGATTGAATGGAAAAGGAAAACCTTAGAAGGATATTATGTTGATCAGGGATCAGCTTTTATAACAAGTATTTCAGATTCTGATGAAGCTGATGGCTTTATAACATTTCAAGCGACATTACAGGGATTTGGGGCGCCAGTAGAAAGTAACGAAAGAGTATATGTTTTAGGTGATGGAGAAAGAACACAAATCTATACTCATGCAGATGATATTACAGTAATTCAAACAAAAGAAATTTAGAAATGATAGATCCAAAATTATTAGTTGTAAAACCGGTGGATGAATTAGAAGAGGTAAATAGTTTACAACCTGGGAGTTTATTATTTTATGACGGGACCGCCAACCTCAAAAGGATAGACACCGATTTGTTTTATCAACTACTCAACAATATAGCCCGTCCGATTGCGCCTGCAGATTCCGGACCATTCACAGCAAACAGGTGGTATAAACCTACAACCTCCGGGACTTTTGCTAATGCTGGCGGATTAGTTTCTCAAGAAGGTTTTGATACTTTGTTTTGGTTTGATGGTACCACATGGACTAAAACGGAAATAGAATTGCCTAAATTCCAAAATATTCCTGCATTTGAAAATCTAACATTTCCAGCCGTAGAAGGCGTTCAATCAATCTATCAAGATGGAATATGGCAAGTAAATGAAGGAAAAATATCTACTACAACGGATTTTCCAACCGATGATTCAATTATATGGAAAAGAATTGGTGATAAACCGAAAAACGTTGATACGGATGTTTTATTTGATACTACTACGGAGGAAACAACTGTAAAACAACCGACCGCTACAGGAACAGTTTCAAATTCAAGTGTGGGGACAGTTTATGGTGTTTCTGCGTCAATTGGTATAGTTCCAGCTCAGTTTAATAAAGTGACTATTTCCTTTGCACAAAATTTAGCAACTTTGGTAACGGAAATAGAAATAAGATTATTTCAAGGAAAAACAATTGGAGGAACATTGATTGCCAAAAAAAGACAAACTGTATCAACTGGTTCAGTTACACAAGCCTCAGTTGTGATTAATTTTGATTCACCAATTGAATATAATGGGGAAATGTGGTGCCAAATCCTAATGAATAATCCATTTGCTTATAAAAGGGTTTCACCTGCAACACAAAGAACAGCTGCAGCTGGTTACGGACAGCCTTTTGTTTCAACAACAAATAATCTCGATGCAACATCTTTTCCAACATCTCAGGGATATATAGATTTATATTTAGAGTTTAATACACTTCAATCTATAATAGCCACAACTGTAATGGGCGAAGATGTAATTATATCTTCGATAACAGAAAAAATTGTATCAGATGTAACAGGTGATTATACAGGCGCTAACGCGTATTTAGATGCAACGGGCACTATAATAACATCTGGAAATTGGAGGACGTCCGAATTAATATCAGTTACCCCAGGTAAGACTTATACATATCAAGGTTCAACAGCGCAATCAACGGCCGCTGTATGCATGGTAGGATATAACATATCTAATGTTGCAACTGTTTTAGTTGGTAATTCAGATCACTTTACAACACCGATTGATGTTGTCATACCAGTTGGAATTGTTAAAGTAAGGATATGTGGATATGTTTCCACACCTCCCACCTTAAAAATATCAGAACAAAAAATATTTCCTAGTTTGATTCCTTCTGAAATATCTGGGAAAATTTCTATTAATAAAGTATGGCATTGTGTAGGGCACTCGATATGGGCACAAGATGGTATAGTATATTCAGGCACTTCTACCATTGCAGAAGGGATGCAAACGCTGATAAGAAGAATTTACAAATTCAATGGCTATAATAAGTATTGTTATTCAGGTAGGTCCCTTGGTGCAACAGCGCCATCTGGAGATACTAATTCGATTACAAATTATTTCTCAACATGGACTGATAATAGGGACGGAATTTGGAGTTTGGATTCTATTACAAACGACTTTAAAAGAGATATTCCAATAGGTACTATTGCCGATTATAATAACGCAACTGGAGTTATGACTTATTACGGGGCTTTAAGGGCATTTAATGATAAAGTGCAGTCCTTAACGCCTGGGGCAACTGTTTTTTCTTTTAATGCTTTAAGACGTAATAATGGAGGGTATACTTCTACATCTGTTAATGCAGCTGGGCACACTTTGTTGGATTATGAAAAAGCTATAATGACAATATCAGCACTAAATGGGTGGAGGTTTATCGATCAGTTTAGACAATCAGAAGTCACCGATGAAACTTTGTCAATAACAACACTTGATGGACTTCATCCGAACAATTTTGGATATACTTTAGCTGTAAAACCAACAATTAGAGCAATTGGAATTTATATAAGTGAAAAAGTTTAAAGAGTGATATATTTTACAAGAGTGGAGTTTATTAATTCATAGCCTTTATTGTTTGGGTGTAATCCATCTAAAGTATATGTTTTAATGTTGTTTAAGTTAATTCCACTCTCATAATAAAGATCGATTACGGGAATGTTATTAATTCTTCCGGAATTTAAAATTTCTTTTCTGTAATCTTTGAGGTAAAGGCCTAGAGAATTTTTAGTGTTAATATTAAAAC